ATCTCCTGACCTTGAATTTATTGAAGACGGAGAATGGGCTACTTATGAATATAGAATGTCACCTTCAGAAGTAATAGCATTTTTTGGGGATGAACTGAGTGATGCTGAAATAGACTCAATTTATACAGAGTATGCTTCTTATATTCAAGATCCAAATAACTATGATTCATTTGACTTCTCAAGACAGTACAATAAGGAAGAAAAACAGACTGTAAGAGTATTTCATGCTACATGGAGATCATTAAGAGAGATTAAATTTCTAACCTATATAGATGAGAATGGTGAAACACAAGAAACTATTGTGGATGAATCCTATACTATTAATAAACAGGCTGGAGATATCAGTTTAGTATCTAAGTGGATTCCTGAAGTATATGAAGGTTATAAGATAGGTGCAAGTATCTTTAAAAAACTTAGACCTATACCAGGGCAGTTTAGGGATATGGATAATTTATATTACTCACCATTACCTTACAAAGGTGCTATTTATGACACTACAAACAGTCTTCCTACATCTCTAATGGATAGGGGTAAGGTATGGCAATATTATCTCAATATTATATATTATAGAATCGAACTTCTATTGGCATCAGATAAGGGTAAAAAAGTATTGATGAATATCAATGCTATACCCGATAGCTCTGGTATAGATATTGAGAAATTTCAATACTTCTTTGAAAGTACACCTTTTGGATGGTTTAATCCTAATGAGGAAGGTATGACTTATTCAGATGTAAATACTATTGCCAAAGTCGTTGATCTTTCCTTGGGCACAAATATACAACAGTATCTTTTACTTGCTGAAAGAATGAAGATTGAATGTGGTAATTCTATGGGTATTACTCCACAAGTAGAAGGTCAAATTGCACCATCGGAAGCTGTAGGGAATACTCAACAGACTCTTGTACAGAATAGTTATATTCTTGAAACCTTCTTCAGTTTGCATAATATAGTCAGAGCTAACGTTTTAAGAGGATTACTTGAAGTTGCAAAGGTTTGCTATTCTGAAAGTAAACCTAGAAAACTTAGTTATGCTTTGGATGATATGTCTTTAAAGACTCTTGATTTAGATACTGCACTACTTGATAATACTACTTTAGGATTATTTATTGATGATGGTGGTAAGGCTAAGGAAATTAAAGATATGATTACTGCTCTTGCACAATCTGCTATTCAGAACAATCAAGCTAAAATATCTGATATTATTGCTATTCTTAAGCAAGATAGTATTTCAGATGCTGAAGATATTCTTAAGAAATCAAGTAAAGAATTACAGGAAGATGCTTTAGCAGCTCAAAAATCTCAGCAAGAAAGCAATGAGAGAATTGAACAAATTAAGAGTGCAAATGAAGAGAGGAAGAGACAACATGAAAAAGAGATGATTATTCTTAAGGAAGAGGAAAGACGAAAGACAGTTATTGCACAAACTGCTTTAACAGGTGCTTCATTTAATCCTGAACAAGATACAGACAAAGATGGTATTAATGACTTTGTTGAAATAGCAAGATATGGATTAGATGCTGAAATTAAAAGAAAAGAACTTGATATTAGAGAAAAAGAAAGAATTGATAATAAAGAGATAAATAATAAGAAAATTGAACTTGAAAAGAAGAAAATTTTACAAGCAAATAAAAAAGTTTCTAAATAGCTTTAATCTAAAAGAGCTATTATAAGAAACTTAATTTTTGATATTTAGAAAACTTAATTTTTATACTTAAATTTGTAACAGTTATGAATGAAGAAAGAACAAATCAGTTTGATAACTTCAATTGGGATTCAGAAATTTCAGAAGTTGATTTCTTTGGTGAAGTAGAGGAAGTAGCACCTGTAAAAGAAAAAAAGGAAGAAACAGTTGAAGAAGTAAATATAAAAGAAGCTGAGACTCAAGAAGAAGAAAATCTTTTTGAGGATTTTAAAGAAGAAGAGAAGGTCTTAAAAGAAGTTGAAGATGAGGAAACAAAAGAGACAAATTCAAAATTGTCTTCCAATGATATTAGAAACTCACTTCAATACCTAATTCAACAAGGTGTTGTTGAAGAAGAAGAACTTCCAGAAGATGTTGATGAAGATTATTTAGTAGATATTATTAATAAAACTGTTGAAAGACAATTTGAAGAAAGTATTCAAAGTTTACCAGAGGAAGTTAAAAACATTATTAAATATGTTCATAATGGAGGTAAACTAAAAGATATTATAGATACTTACTCAGAAACTTTCGAAATTGATGAAAACATAGATATGTCTGATACTAAAAATCAGGAGAAAGTTCTTAAATATCTTATGATGGAAGATGGGGAAGAGGATGAGGAATTGATAGATGCTAATATAGAATTCTTAAAAGAATCTGGAAAGTTAGCTTCTATTTCTCAAAGGAAGTTTGATAAGTGGAAAGAGGAAAGAGAAGAATATACTAGAAGACAAATTGAGGAACAACAAAAACAAAAACAACTTGCAAGAGAAAATCAGATTAAGTTCAAGAGAGATCTTAATGAAATTCTTTCCAAAAATAATGAAATAAAAGGCTTAAATATATCTGCAAAAGAGGCTAAGGATTTACCATCATATATAAGTGATAATTCTATAAAGCTTCAGGATGGAAGAACAATAAGTCCCTTCTACAAAGACTTATTTGAAGCTCTAAAGGATCAAGAGAAAATTATTGCTCTGGCTAAAATTTTAAAAAATGACTTTGATTTCAGTGATCTTAAAAAAGGTATTGTAACAAAATCAACCAGAGAAATAAAAAAAGATATAGAAAGACAAGAAAAGAAATCACCTCAAGAAAGAAGCTCACAAAATAAAAAAAGGTTGATTGACTATCTTTGAGACTAACTTAATAAATAACAAAAACTATGGCTACATTAGGAAGTAAACTAATTACAAAAGAAATGCAATGGAATGCCAATATGACTGAGCAAAACCATTTAGGTGCTGCTCTATTGGCAAAACCACAAAAGTTGGTAGGAACTATGGACCAACTTTTCTCTGCAAAAAATTACTATTCTGATAATCCACTTTCTTCTATGTTGATGGGTAATAAACTTACAGAGGAAACAATTGGTACAACTAGTTGGGAGTGGGATTTGAAAGGGGCTAATACAAGACCCTTAATTGTGTTGGAGAATGTTGAACCATCTACTAATACCACTCCAGGTAAATATGGAAGACCTTTCAAAATTAAATTGGATGAGAATTGGTATCTGCATGGTGATTATATCCACCCTGGAACTTCTAACAAGAAATTCCAACTACGTATTCAGGATAATCCTGTTCCTCATGGTGATGGCTGGGTATATACAGTAGTTATGGCATCTGGAAATCCACAAGATTTCTTGCCAGTAAAATATCTGCAATATGGACAGCAATGGGGTAAGCTTTATTCTAAATATGAAGAAGCAGCTGAACAATCTGGTTCTACCCAGTTCAGTTTACCTATTTCTTTACAAAACAGGATGTCTCTCTATCGTAAAGAGTACAAGATTACCAACTATGCTGCTACTGAAGTATTGGCTGTTGCTATTCCTGTTATTAGGGATAATGGTAAGGTTGAAATGGTAACCAACTGGATTAAATATGCTGAAATTGAGTACTGGCAGCAATGGTATAGAGAACTTGAAAGAGGTTTCTGGTATTCTCGTAGTACCGATAATGTTATTGGTGCTAATGGAAGACCTGTAAGATCAGGACCTGGTATTCAGGAACAACTTGAGGACTCTCATATACACCGCTATTCTGTACTGACTGCAAAATTAATTGAAGAATATCTAATGGATATCTTCTACTCTCGTGTTAAACCTGGACAAGGTCGTCAAGTAAAAGGTTTTACTGGTGAATATGGTATGTTACAGTTCCACAGAGCAATTCAAGACTGGCAAAACAAATCTGGATTTATCAAAAATGTTGAAGTTTATACTAATAAGGTTCAATCTGATTATCACGTTAATGCTTTAGAAGCTGGTTATCAGTTTGTTAAGTACAACATGGCTAATGGAAGTTCTTTGGAACTTGTACATAATCCTTTGTATGATGACAGGAGTATTAACTTTGAAATTGATCCAATTACAGGTTTCCCAGTTGAGTCCCAACGTATTACTTTCCTTGATCTTAATGGTGAAGGCAATAAGTCTAATATTAAGATTATGAATAAGAAAGATGGTTTTGCTTTTGGCTATGTTCAGGGTTTATATGGTCCTTATGGTCCTATTAATGGTGGAACTGCTGCACACTCTGGCTCTTATTATGAAATGCACGTTGAAAAATCCTGTGGATTGCATATTCATGATATAACAAGATGTGGTGAACTCATACTTTCAAGAAACTAGTAAAAAATGTTGAAGATGTGACATCATAAATTTTGCCTATCTTTGTAGAGTATGAATTTTAAAAACTCTACAAAGATGGCAGAATTTAATAAAAAACAGTTTTTCTTAGAACTGAGTAAGAAGTAAAAATCTTACTGAACTTTACAATTGAGTTTTATAATTAGATAAAAAAATTTTTATATGGCAATAGTAAAAATCAAGCCCATTGAAAGAGAAAAATGGCATGGTAAAAAAGGTAATGAAAGTTTTACAAGACCAACAACTATCAGAGCATTAGTGAATGTAGATAGTATGACCTATGCAACAGGTCTTACCGAAGAAGAAGCAAAAGAATATGGTGAAAAGTTGAAGATTGATTTGTCCAATCAATTTAATTTAGAAGAACCTCATCCATTCTGGGATACAAAGGCAGGAGAAATTAAGTTGGAAAATAGGACAATGTTATTTGATACTGAGAATCCTTTGGACTTTATAAAGGTAAAAGTATGCAAGGCTTCAAGATTTGTAGCTAACTCATTAAAAGAGTATGAAGAAGGAATGTTCCCTGAAGCTACTCATATAATTTTTGATGAAAGCGAAGAAATTGAAGAAAAAGCTTCTAAGATTGAAATCAAAAAGAAAGCTGTAATTGAGACAGCCAAGCTATCTAAAGATAGAAAAATTCAGATGATTTTAATTTTATCTGCTGATGGAAATTATTTGAAAGCTAAAAACTTAAAAGGTAAATCTGACAATTTTATTGAGGTTGAACTGGATAAATTAATTGAAAGTAAGGCAGATGAAGTTCTTAGATACTTAAAGATGAACAAAGATGATACTGCTACTCAAGCTCTTGTTTTGGAGGCTTTGCAGAGGCACATCTTTGAAAAGGTTGGACATAAGATTATGTATCATGATTCTACATTAGGAGAAGATATTTATGATGTTGTAAATTATCTAAATGCTCCAGAGAATCAGGAGTTTAAAATAAGAATCTTAGCACAAGTAAATGAGTGATGGAAATAGAACAAATGCACTATGATGTCAAAATGAAGCTGAATAAGATAGACAGTCAGCAATATAGAAATCTGATAATACCTCAGATAGACTGGTTATTGAATGAAGCTCAGGAAATCTTTGTAGAGATAGTTGCTTTTCCAAGAAAAGCCATACAATATGGTTTTGAAGTTGGAACAATGACTATTATGGACATTAGAAGTGTTGTTGTTGAAAACTCTCCATTAATACCAGATACTGATAAAAATGTAATACTGCCAAAGGATTTTTGGATATATATAAATTCATATTCTAATATTAGAAAAGGCACATGTACAAAAGACAGCTTTAAGACATATATAAGACAACATGATGATGACTTTGAAAATAGCCCTTTTGACTGTAGTTCTTTTGAATGGAGAACAATTAATGCAGTTTTTAATCAAAACGGTATAAAACTATATGCAAAAGATTTTATTATAGAAAAGTTTTTTTTGACTTATATAAAGAAACTAAAATATATTCATAATGCTAAGGATTTTCAAGGGGGTTCTTATAAACTTCCTGGAATTGACTTACCCTTGACAGGTTCTGTAAATTGTGAGCTTCCAGAACATACACATAGGAAAATTGTGGATATTGCAGTTTTATTAGCAACAGGACAATTACAAATTCCTGATTACCAGATTAAAAAAGACAAATTATCACTAAATCAAATTATTTAAAATTATGAGTACAAATAACAAAGTATTTCAAATCCTTGTTACAAAAGGTAATGCAGGTCTTCCAGCAGCAGGTTCTTCTATTAATTCTCTAGCTGATGGACAAATAGGCTTGTTTAATGCTGAGACAAATCTTGCTGTTGATGCAGCTGCAATTCCAAAAGAAGTTTATTTTGCAGTTGGTGTACATAAAGATGGTGCTCTTGCTGATGTTAATTATTCTGCAGGTCAAGTTATTCAACTTGAAAATCTGAGGGATATAAATGTAAAGAATTATACAGCAGGTAAACCCTATATTTTTGAGATTTCAAATTTCTCAAATCTTCAATGGGATACAGAGTATGCTGTAAAATTTGAGTTCCGTAATATGCAGGTCCATATGCGTCAGGGATACAATATGTTTGCAAAAACATATGTTATAAAAACTGACTGTGGTGATCCTATTACTTCTCCTACTGCTGAACATCTTGTTAAAAAGTTTCTTGAAGCTTTTAATGCAGATGCTTCTGGTATGTTTACTGCTGTTCCTGTAAAGAACTCTGCTGATATCACTTATGGGGCATATGGTTCTTCTACATCTGTAGTTACTGTTATTGGAGATAAGACTTTCACAACTACTATTACATCTGCTGATAATACTGGTGCAGCTGTAGCTACTAAAGTTGCTGCAACTATTGATGCAGATGATGATCTTACTGCTACTGCTACTGGTGCAGTAGTTACAATTAAAGGTTTACCTAAACCTACTCCTGCTATTACAGTAACTGGTGTAACTTCAACTATTGTAGCTCCTGCAGTACTATCTAATACTACTGGAGCAACAGGTATTAAAGTTACTACAAATCCTGT